TCTGAGGATCACCGGGGGCTGTGATTGTTCCGGATTGTTTGTATTTATTTTTCCCCCACAAACCGCCTTTTACTTTGGCTTCAGCTTGACTACTCGAAGCTACGGATCCGGTAAAAATCGCTTTATCAGTTCTGTTTGTGTCCAGAATGTTGTCAACTTCATAAGTTATGAGTTTTCCTGTTTTTCGGTTTCTTTGCCGTATCTGACCACCCGCGTACGTATCGAATGTTTTTTCGTTCAGGTCGTAGGTTGATACTTGCGTTTTATCTATCTCAGCTACAGATGCTGTATTTTCAAGATCATGATAACTGATAAACACCATTTTTTGACCTTTGACAGTGAACATAAACCCATATTCTTTAGCTAATTCCGATAGAAAAGCCAGGTCGGTTTTATTCTCCTGAGTCTTTCTGTCAAGCCAAATCTGAGAAAGCATATTAGAACCATCTACCAGTGTAAATCCATGTTTTCGACAAAAATAAAGAGCTATTTGCTTCAACGTTTGTTCTTCAAACGCCTTATTATTTCGCGTTCTAAGTGCTTTCGAAATGCCGGCAGAAATAGCTTTAATCGTTATCTCATCCGGAGGTCCTGAAAGTGTCACATCGTCGACTTCAAACAGCCCGCTATCTATTTGTTTGTCCTGGTACCCGATGTATAATTGTAAAGTATCACCTTCAGCCGGATACCAATCCTCAAACCAAATGGAACTCGTATTATCCAAAACCAACGATATCTCGTCAGTGGCTTCTTCCTCATGATCCGTATAGGTGACCGACGAAACATATTTCTCGATTTCGTTAGTTATATTATTCTTATTCCAAAATAGCGTTACCGCTGCTTTTCTTGCTACTTCAGTCAAACTGTTTTTTTCCATTATAATTTGTTTTGTGTTTAGTTCATCAAGTTTGTTTCATACAATTAGCTAAATGATACTCGTTGTTGAGCTGCACTAATTTTCTTCATCATCTGCTCTAGCTCTTTTATGTGATCTTTAAATATATTATCAACTGCTGTTTTATCACCTCCGCTAATATGAATTGTTGGACTATAATTCAGGACAGGCGCATTACTTACGTTAGCTCGTTGAATAGTGCTAGAATTATATGCTTGAGACGATCTAACCGCAGCTCGTGATTTTGGTTCATCTTTGATCCTTTGAGCAGCTTCTTCTATTGCTAGATGACGATTATATGTTCCCGGAATACTTTTTACAAGAACGACACTTTTCCTAACTGCATTTTGAGTGGCCGTAATTCCCGACAAGTCCTTAACTCCGCTCCAGGCTACTTTTCCGGCTACCGTAAACTTGCCTTGTCGTAATAATGCAAATGCCTTGCTTACGCTTCCAATTCCGGATATTAGACCTTTGATCCTATCGATTACATATTCTTTGAGTATATTCCCGAAGCCTTTTATAGTATCCAAGACTGTTTTTACCACTGCTCTAAATCCTGCAAATTTCTTCCAACAAACCACGACAACAGCAATTACAGCGGCTATTCCGGCCACTATTAGAATAGCTGGAAAAGCAGCCACGGCGGCATTTAATAGCCATTGTCCGGCCGCTGTTATTTTAGTCCACGCAGCTTGTAGTTTCTCTATTATGATTAACCTTTTGAACCCCAACTCATACATTAAATTTGCTCTCTTTGCAAATGCAATTACTTTTGACATTGTGCCAAGAAATTTAATTACCGATCCGGAAACTATATTAAAAGCCCCCATTACAGTAAGTAAGCCTCCGATAACGGCAGTTGTTGAAACAATAGTAGTAAATAAAGCCTTGTTTCGTTGAATCCATCGCCCGAACTTATCTGCTATCTTTGAGATCTTGTCCGCAAGTTTTATCGCAAGTGGTAGAGTAGCCACGGCAATTTGGGTTTTCAATCCGTCAAGTTGTAGCTTCGTGTTTGCTATAGCTGATCTATACTTCTTAAATCCTTGGATGTTTTCTCCAGTCAAAAACGAATTTGATTTTTTGAACTTTTCGCCCAACTCAGTAATTGCTTTTCCACCTTTATTGAGCATTGGAATCATATCTCGTCCTGACTTTCCAAACATCAACATAGCTAAAGCTACCTTTTTAGGTCCGTCGGGTGCTTTGTGAAATTTATCGGAAATCTCCCCAAGTATTTGAGTAGTATCTTTCAAATGTCCGTTGCTATCTTTTGTGGTAACTCCAGCCATTCTCATTATCTTCTGGCTTGCTTTTTGTCCAGCTGTCGCCATCACTATTGTCTTTGATAGTTTGCCCATCCCGGTGCTAAACTGGTCTACAGACAGATTACTTTTTGAGGCTGCATAGTTTAGTTTTTGGAACTGCTCTGTTGATAAACCAATTTTTTGAGACGTAAACTCTATTTGTTTTGCCTTCTCCATTGTGGAATTTACATTGGCAGCTAAAGCTCCTGTGATAGCCGCACCAGCCGCCATCATTCCAACACCATAGCGTTGCATATTTCCTCCAATGGCATTTGCACGCTTTTGAAAGTTAGTCATTGAATTTAGCGACCTCCCCATAGCTCGATCAACAACACGACTAAACCTATCTGTTGCAGATAAGACTAGTCCTAGTTTCATGTTCTCACCCATAATTAATTATTTTACATGTTTATGATACTCTTGAAATTAGTTTTTGCCTACGATCTTCTAAGTAGTCAGCTAGACGGTCATCCATTGCCTCGAAAAACATTTCCGGATCGTTAGCCATGCTTAAAAGCTCCGTCGTCAAGTCCCTGTTGTCAAGGGCTATATATATTCCAACTGATGCCACGTCTGAAAAATATTCGAGAATAAGTCTTTCAACGTCTCTTTCTGTTGCAATTTTTCTCATAAGACCCCAGTCCTGAGCTTCTTTGATTGCAACACTTGAAATAATTTTTTTGTCTTTCGTAACTCCTTCAATGATTTTTCCATCTTTAATTGCTTGTAAAATAGCAACATGTGAGACTTGGCATTTCTTTGCAAAAGCTCTAATGCTAATTGATTCTTCAGTATTTTTATCCATTTTTTATTGGTAAGTGGTAAGTGATTTTTTTTATGTAACTAGCGAAAAAATGGGGGTGGTACCCGCCTACTTCTAAAGTCGTTTTACAGTACCTTTACTTCTTCAGCTTGTCTACCTTCTTCTGAAGGAATACCCTAAGCCGCCCCGGTAACTGTGATTCGATTGTTTGCGTGATCCGCTTTTGAATATCTTTGTTTTTAAATATAAAGTAAGGCGAAACTGTTTTGAGTTCTGTTATCCTTGTCTTTCCTGAAGAAATCTTTTCATTCCCTGCCTTAAACTTTCCATTTTGGTAACTACCTCGCTGAAAAATTCCGGTGTGTCCGCTGCTCATAGTAGCTATAAAGGCATGTTTCAAAAGCTGTTGTTTGCCTTTTAATACTTCAATTTGCACCCCGCCAGCCACACCCCTTTTCCATGGTTTTGGCTTTAGATCTTGGTGCTTAAATCCGATTAGGGGAATAGGGGATGTGTTCGTGCTCAATTCAACATATAATCCTGATTGCGTGCCGCGTGCCGGCTTTGTAATTTCCGACATCCTTTCCTGATACTTCTTATCAATAGTATATCCAGCCCTTGCCTCTTTTTTTAGCTGCGTTCTCGTTTTTCGTGCAGTTTCATTCAATGCAAAAGCAGTTGTTTTCAGAATTTCTTTTTCAGAGAGTTGGCTTTTAAATTCCTTTTGAATCTTCTTGAGATCTGTTTTATATTCAACTTTAATCATTCTCTTGTGGTTTAAAATTGGCTTAAGAATTAGTTGAACGAATAAACAAAGAGGGATTACCATTTGCTCGCTTTGACTTTCCTTTTCTAATTCCTCTTACAATTGATTTTGGATTTGTATTCCATTGCTTCTCCAACCAATTTGAACAGTCAGTAATTATGTTCAACTGTTCTTCCGTTAATTTTTCTATATCAGGGACGCCATTCTTGTACTCTATATTGATTGTATCCCCGTTACGAGGCGTAATGGATGTTATTGTTGAATGGCCATCTATCATTGAATATGTTAGTCCGAATTGTGGTTTCATGATGCTTATTAATTAATTATGTTTTTAGAATTATACCAAAACTGAAAGAATCAGCCCTCCATTCAGTACCAACTCATATATTTCGAAGGATTTTTATAGTTTAGCCGATGATAATCATTTCAATCTGTCTAAAAGGACTTGGCTTGAGTTTCATTTTTGGCTTGTAGTATCTTACCAGTCTCAATTCTACTATTTTTATTTTAGAAAGTTTTCATATTACTCTCTAAAAGATTTTCCGTTAAACTCTATCCGGCGCGTTACAGCCAGAATCCGGTCAAATGTTCTGTTGCCATATTTTTTTATCAGGTCTTCACCTCCTAAATTTGAAGTAAGCAAAAGTAACTTTCCATACTTCTCTGCAGAATCGAGTATTTCTGGTACGATAGAACGCCTTTCACCGAATTTCACGGAAATATCCTCCGTTCCTATATCATCGAGCGAAATAATATGTTTAACTAATACTTTGTCAGGATCCTTATTCGCTTCTGTCATATCAAATGAAGTCACAACC